GGTTTGCCTGTTTTTAATGCCATTATGCTGATTCCGTAGCAAACTGGTAATAAGCATATTCTCCAAATGGTGGAACAATTTTGTCATTACCGTGAATAATGAATACTGTATCACAATAGTTTTCGTCACCCCAGCTACCAAATGGATAACCGTCTGTAAACATGATAAACTTTTTAGGTTGGATATCATTTTCTTTCATGTATTCCCAATTGGCATCAAAGTCTGTGCCACCACCGCCCATTGGCTCGTAGTAGTCGAACTCGTCCATCGAGTAGCCGTCGAAATCTGCTTCATTGTAGACTTTAGTGTCAAAGCACCATACTTTGATTTTAAAGTCTTTGTACTCTTGCATAATGCCTTTAATTTCTGTCAAAAAGTCTTTGGCTTGTTCGTCACCAATAGAGCCTGACATGTCAATTGCTACACAGATATCGATAGTTTCTTGGAATTGCTGACCTGGTAGGATGGCGTTCATGTGCCAACCTTTACGATTAGGACGCATAAAACTAAAGTCATTCTTAATAGTGCTTTGGATTTGTTGACGCAAAATATCACGCCAATTCATCTTAGGCTCAGTAAGTTCCTTAATCATACGTGCAACTGATGCAGGAGTGTTACCAGCACCTGCGGCCTGTGCGGCTTGCATAGTAGCTTCACGAATCTCGTCACGAATCTGTTTTAGTTCTTCTTTAGAATACTTTGGCTGGCCATCTTTACCTTGCTCACCCCAATCAATATGTTCGTCGAGCAATTGGCCTAACTGGTTAAGTTCGTCTTCGTCCATTTCATCGTAAATCTTGTCATAGATTTCTTCCGCACCCATACCATAGTATTTTGGATCATGAAAAATCTTAACATCACCTACGTTATGGTCACCGATACGGTCTCGAACTAATTGTCCGTTAACGCAGTAGTCAGCGGCAATATTAAAGATGCGTGGATTACGACCTTCACGTCGGCCCATATGATCAAACACATTGTGTAGGATTTCGTGTGCAATAACAAACTCTACTTGTTTAACTGTAAGTGGTTCAAAAAACTTACGATTAAAGAAAATAGTACGACCGTCTGTAGCGGCAGTAGGAAGCCAATCTTCAGCTTCTTCAATTTTTAGGCGTGTAGCCATATTGCCAAAGAATGGATGCTTTAGTAGCAAACTAACACGAGCTACAATAATTTTATCTATGATTGGATCGGTATGTGACATCTATGCTCCTAATTTTTCACTATGTATATATTATAACAGGACCCGCAGGTCCTGTCAAATAAGACTGTACCAAATTACTTATCAGTTGCCTGGGCAATGTACTTGCCAAACTTAGCGTGGAACTCGTCAAAGCATTTGATCTCATCTGGATCTAGTGGCAATTTGTAAGTACTTAAAGCCAATTTAGTACCCATGATAACCAATTCTGTTTCAAAATTGTCCATGATAAATTGGAAGAAGTTATTGACTTGGTCGTTCCAATTTTTAGCTTTCTTATCGCAGGAATCTTTGAGCTCATAGCACAATGATACAGTCAAAGAATACATGGCACTGATTTCCTTAGTGTCCATTTTCTTAACTTTACCTGCCAAAATATCTGAAGGATTAGGCATTTTGCTGGCATGTTTACGGTGTGCCATAAACTTAATAGCAAGGCCTTCACCTACTGAACCTGACACTAAATCAGTTAATGTTTCGTTGTCAACATCATCATCTGTAAGCAATTCGCTAACAAATGACCAGCTACGTGGAGTAGCAAACGCACGTGAACTAGATTTTGGATCAAAGTCGTACAAGTCCTTTTTACTGAAGCTCAAAAAGCCCACAACATCTTGATGGATCTTGTTGTCAACAGCCCAATCAAAATAGTCATCCCAGTTAACTTGCATTTCCAAGTGAACAAAACGGTTAGCCAACGGAGCAGGCATACGGAATGTAACACCTTTGTCAGTTTCACGATTACCTGCCGCAACCAATACAACATTGTCTGGCAAGTGGTAAGTACCAACACGGCGATTCAAAATCAACTGATAGGCAGCCGCCTGTACAGCAGGAGCCGCAGAGTTCATTTCGTCCAAGAACAGAATAATGTTCTTGTGTTGTTTAGCCATTTCTGCGCTTGGCAATTCTGATGGAGGAGCCCATTTCATTGTCTCATTTACTGAGTCAAAATATGGAATACCTTTAATATCTGTAGGTTCCCACAAGCTCAAACGCACATCAATTACATGCGCATCTGTTTCAGCACCGAGCTGTTTAATAATATCGGATTTGCCAATTCCTGGAGGACCCCATAGGAAGATTGGACGTTTATTTTTAAATGCTTTGCGCAAAGACTTTTTAGCACCGCTAGGGCCAACTGTGCGACTGGAAATTTCTGCCATTTTGCTTCCTATCTTTTTAAGTTAAAAAAATTGTTGTTACGAATAACGCTGTGTAAGTACTTATTATAGTACCACTTAGAAGATATGTCAAGCAAGATTTGAGCTAGCTAGTTCTTTTTCACGCTCATTCATGGCTTTAATTAAGCCAAATTTTCTAATGTCGTCACTAAACAACATTAGCTCAAAACTCTTACGTTCGGAAAATACAGTGATTGACATTGGAGTTAGATAGTACGGGCAATCTATGTATCTTTCCAAAAACACGATAGTTTGGGGACTCAGCTCAATTGGTTCGGTAAATGGAATTTCGTATTCTTTAAGTTCCAAATCTTGTACCAAAAATATATATCCTTCTTCGCTTAGTCGAAGTGCAGTCTGTTTACTTGCTCTATTAGATTGCCACCATTTTCTGGAGTAGATTTTAAAATTGGCTTCGTCAGTACTTTTGCCCCACTGCTGTAAAAAAATTTTAGTCAGGGCATCTCGAGATATCATTTTACAATAGTACCTTGTGTAAGCATAACAACTTGAAAATCTTCACAACCAAATGTTAGATTTAATTTTTTGGCAAGATTACGAGCGTGACCAGGATTTGAGAATGAAACTTTTTTATACTTTGGTCCTGGATAACTCGTGAGGCTATTAAACGACTTTAAATTAAAAGGTTCATTTTTATAGAATACAGCCCAAATAGCTTCTGCTTCTAATATTTGTTCAGATTTGTAGGTCTTCTTGTTAGTACTTTCTAACAATACCTTTGGCTTTGGTCTTGACATAATATACGTATCCTAATAATATACGTATATATTTATACTTAATTGTCTTTAAATCCGCCACCATCCATACTAATACTAACTACTTCAGTATCGGTACTGCTTTTAAGAGCATTATACATAGATTCATAGTCTTGTAACAATTTATCTTGTATTTCCGCAAGAGCCAAGCTAAGTAATCTTGCCTGTTGAATAGGCATTTTAACTTCTTTTTGTTGACTTAACTCTGCGGCTCTTAACGTTTGTACAAACTGAGTAATTGGAGTAAGATTAATCTGATTTTGCATTGGCTAATACCATTTTCATTTCTAATTCATTCTTGAACGGACCTTTGTATTCGTTACGTTCTAGTGTAATTAGTTTAGGGCAAAAACTCTTAACCCACCCTTTATTAAATTTAATAGTATAGTAACCTGCACAGTATAAGCTCTTGCTGGCATTACTTTTAGTGAATAAAGGTAGTTTGTTACGGACATCATACATTGCATTGTATGGTTTACCGCTTGTTGGGAATCCGTGGCATTCGTGAACTTCCGGTGCAGTAACTTTAACTTTGGTGCTAGTTAGAAAAAATCCTTCTCCAAAGTGTTTTGTAAGATCTTGTTTTTTATTAAACATAACCTCACCTGTAGTACTACTTAGTACGAATTTATTATTTTCTTTTTTGTGTAATGTTGCAATTTTAGAACCGTCTTGTTCTACAATCCAAAATTTACCATCCACAATAGGCTTGGCGTATATTACTGACATATTTTTCTCCTTACACCCCTTAGTTTTATTTGGGCATGTTGTTGCGTACATACATACTGTATCATACATATATTTCTCCTTTTCTTACTCTGCCCCGAAGGCGCTGGAGTAATGTACGTATTTATCTCTCATTCTTCTGTGAAATCTATAACATTGCCGTCAGCATCTGCACAGATAATACGAACAGTATCGCCAGATTCATTTTTAATTTCGATCGGCCCCCAGATCCACCATTCGGTATCACCCTGATACCAGGGATCATCTTCGCGTTCTTCTAGCTCGTATGGACTGTTTTCTTCAAGGAAATCTTCAATTTCTGCTTGAGCTTCTTCATCAAGTCCTGTAACATCTACATCATACCAACAACCTCCGTCGAACATTTCAACAAGTTCAACGCTTTCGATATTGTTGATTTCACAATCTAACATATTGATGCTGTCTTTACGACCATCACCTCCAGGTACTTCTGTGAACTCAAACTCAGGTGGATTGTCATCTGTAGTTTCTACAGTCCATTCACCATAGCGAAAACCATTAACGACAGTAACTTTACCATCACCATTGCTTTGATTGTAGGTTTCAATTTCTTGACAAGATTTTTTATAATATGTACTGACAGTCCACTGAGCCATGTTGTTCTCCTTAATCTGCTAGGGGTAGTGTTAGGGTTTCTTGAATTAACTCAATTAATTCTTCTTCAGTTCCAACGATAACTTTAGCAGTCTTCCAATCGTTTTCTTCATCACGTCCACCTACTTCAATCATAAAGCCGTTGTCATAACGATTAACTGTGAAACTTTCGTTTACTTTTGATAGTTTTTCTGTAATTGCACTCATTTAATTTCTCCTTGATATTTTGCCTGAAAAGGCTCTGCGTATTGCTGTACATTATCAGCAATCTTTTTCATATCCCAAGCATTGCAGAACTTGAGCATACGAATACCTACTTGGCTAACGTCTTTAGGTACTGCATTAGCTTTGATTGTTTCTCGAATTTTAACTTTAATATCTTCTGGCTGTGCTGTTAAGTCACACAGTTGTACGTTACGTTGATAATCTTCTAAGACTCTGTGTTCTTGTCCATTGTGGTCAACCCACCTCTGAAGCATGAGATTGTTCCACGCATATCCTTTGCTTTTACGATCTTCGAACGCTTCAGTAAGACCAACTTTGTTTTTTGTACCTTTAGTACGCACACCCGGATACGCCGAGAAGACATTATCACTGGTATCACCACGCATACATTTTTCGAACAGCATCCATTCTGGATCTTGTGCTGGCTTTGGCTCGCCTGTTTTCTTGTCTTTAACGGGTTTACCTTTGGCATCAAAGATTCCTTCGTGTGTAATATGTAAATCGCCTACACCGTTATATTGGCTTACATTTTTACTAATTAATTGTGCAAAATCGCCATCTGTCGAAATGATAACGTGTTTAGCATCTGGATGCGCTTGTACCCAACCCGCAATTAAATCATCAGCTTCTAAATTTTCATGACGCATTACTGTGACATTAGTTTTCTCTGTAATGAAATTTTTAAATTCGTCAAACGCTTCCCAGAATAGTTTATCTTCTTCTTGTTGACGTTCGGTTAATGCATCACGTGCTTCTTGCCTATTGGCTTTGTAGGGCTTGTAATAGTCCTTGCGCCAGCTACGACCTTCGAGACAGAACACTACATGAGTGCCACCGAAGTCTTGCCATGCTTTTTTGATACTGTTAAAAGTAATATGAAAAGCCATACCAAGTTTAATATCGGCACTGCCTTGAACTACGTGTCTAGCACGAAAAAATGTGTTAGCAGTATCTACAATAATATATGTCATTCTACTGAGGCTTTACCGCCCCCTAATTTGCTTACGTTGATATAACCACCGATAGTTTTACTTGGTTCTGCTTGACCTGCTTCAGCTAACATGTTTCCTGCTAGGTCTCTAAACCAACGATCGACGATCTCTTCATCTGGATCACCATCAAATCCATATCCAGCTTGTTTCAATTGTACTATAAACAAGTCATTCCAGTCAAGTTCAAAAAAGCCATTCCTAACATTATCTTTGTTTACATGTGTATCTAAAACGGCAACATAGGGCTCGTTACGTACAGTAGCACGTTCCTTCGGAGTCATCTTTGCTTGCTCTTCAGCTTTTTGAGCTTCGGTCATAGATGCGACTGCTTTAGTTTCCATTTCTTTAAGAACTGCTAAGTTTTCTTCTAACTTGTCAATTCCTAACATTCGTTTAAATAAATTTTTAATCATTTTTCTTTTCCATACATGTACAGTTTCGACCTTGGTTACAGTTGCCGGTACAAGCACTAGGCTCACCAAATTTAAATATTCTTCCTATTAGAATCCCCAACGGAAAACTAAGTATTACCCAACCACATATAACGCAGATCCAAAACCACATTTTAGGTACCCCACTCATTTTTAAATAGTGGCACTTGTAAACGATCACTGTAACGTAAACCGTGTTTCATTGCCATCAATGCCACTGACTTAGCATTTAAATTATAAACACTTTCAACACCGCCTACTGGCATAAAGTAAACGTGTCCTTTAAATCCAGCCGCACGATATTCGCTTGCGGCCTTTAATGCGTAATCTCTATCCTCTTCGGTAGCGATTACAAATTTTAAGTATGCTGTACCAACTTGTTCATATTCGCAAACTACTTCTGGAAGAATTGCTTCTTCCCACTTTTCTCCACTACATGGTAACTTGGCACTTACACTAAATGTAATTTCTCTGTTCTTCCAACGTGCCCATTCAGTTAGATAATTTTTAAATTCTGGAGTTAATTTTTGAGTACCGTTTGTTTCGAAAGTAATTTCCTTTAAACCAGACATCTTAGGATGTTCTAACAAATCAGGATAAGCACGTTGCCAACCTAGTAAAGGTTCGCCACCTGTAATAACCAAGTGTTCGTCTAGCCATTCGTTGAAGGGCAGTATCTCAGAGATTCTGTCTGCGATTGCGTCTGATGTAAGCATTGGA